GCTCTGCGATAGCGTAGGGGATTGCATCTCTGCAAATTTCACCTTCCTCATTAAGGTATTGATATCCGATAGCATTGGCTGAACGTGCGTACCAAAAGCCGAACTGACGATTGAACTGCGCACGGCGCTCCATGATTTGACGGCCGGTGAGGATGTTAGTAACTGACATAACAAAAAATTTAGGTAAGACAACCGGGGCCGTAGCCCCACGCTTCGTGCTTAATGTCCTGTTTATTGTCGCACGAACGACATTTGCGCCATGCCTTGGCGCTGTCCGTTTATTACACGGAATGTGTAGATGACCTGCTCATCTCCGTAAGTACCACGGATGGATTGGTAGGTGACTACGTCTACCTTCTTGAACTTGCGAAAGAATTTCATGAGCGAAAGTAGGTTTTCATAGAAAGATGACCGAAGCGTTTTAATTCTTCAGTTTCCTTTTCTTTTTTGGACATCTTTATCCTTTCAACAATTTGCTCAAATTCTTCATTAGTCAGTTTTTCCATAGTTAATAGATTTTGGTTGGATTAGAGTTTGGTGAGTGCATTGTAGTCGGCAACGAGATTAGGGATACCGCTTTCCGTGGTTCTTTTCGTGGCCACGGCCATGGCTTCGTTGATGTCATCGTACTTTTTGAAATCGCCCATGTGAGTGACTTGCTCGCCCCAATGATTTAGACGTAGTTGAATGATGTAGTATTTCATGTTGGTTGGATTAGTTAGTTCTGCGAAGTGGAGTCGAACCACTAGTCCCCGATTGGACGTTGCCGAACCGCAGAAAAGAAAAGAGTAAACTAACGACCTGCTCCCTTTTGGCGATGCAAACGCTAGGCGTTTCGATACCGCATATGCTGTGGGTTTGGGTCTAACAGCGCCAACCTTTTATCGATTGCCCGATTGCAACCGAATGTGTTGAGATTGATGCCGTTTTCAAGTTTACATTGTTGAGATATCTGCGCAGGTGTTCTGCCGGCGTTCATTGGTCGCTGTCTTCACAAGTAACAATGGCGGCCACGGCCGCTCTTGCTTTACTACGTTGAACTTTGATTTCTTACGGCCGGCCTACTAGGCGTTGCTCGTATCTCGTTAACCGCCCTCCCTACTTTCCATTGACCTGCTGTGTACTGCGCTCTACGCTCATTTTCGCTTACATCGCCTACTTTAATCTACCTGCTCTGCTACTCCGCTCCCCACCGCCCGATTAGCAGGTTGCCGTGGCGCTCTGCTAAAATCGTATGGGGTTCACAAGAGGGGTTTAGATTATTTGGGAGGAGTTGTTCCTACAGCCAATCTAATGTATCCTCGTTTGGGACTTTTCCACCTACTCATTTACTTTCCCTCGGCATCCGCCTCTTGGTTTCAATTTTTGGCTGTTAAAAGAATGAACGTTGTTCCGTTGAACAGGACAAGTATACGAACACTTGGCAAATCTGACAAGTCCCTACCTCGACCAACCTACCCGCCCTAATAGGTATTATAGGGGAAACGAGACGTAACTGCCTGATAATCAGCACCCAAAAAAAAGTTACTCAAGCATGAAATTTAGAACCATTCTAAATAATACTCCCTGAAAATCAATGAGTTAGCAACGTTCTGAAAATCAAGTAGTTAGTAAAGCGCTGAGAATCAACGAGTTATAACTGACTGACTATCAAGTAGTTATCGTAACTGCCTGATAATCAAGGCTATTTTCAAAATGACATGACACTGATTTAAGGGTTAAAGGATTGAAACGCAAGGAGTTAACTCAAGGCAATCTTTCAGTATTTAAAGGAATACGTGCGAATACATATGTTTAAGTTTAACGCACTTAAAAGGAAGGAAGGATACACAACCTCGTTGTTATTATTTGAACGTATTAGATGCGATTTAAAACCCCTAGAAAACCTAAGGAAAGGATGCTAATCCGGTGTGCGAATTTGTAACTAGAAAAGTTAGGGAAGATGATATAGGAAATTTAGGGGGGGGATTGATGGCTTGACATCTACCACTTTCCCCCACAAAATGCCACCAGAAGGCAGTATAAAACGTATCTACCCCGAAAACCTAGACCAAAACGCTAAAAAGTTTGGGGCTAACTATCTGATAATCAGGGGGTTGGGTTCAGGATTTCGTTTCGGATTGGGGACGCTGACGTCTTCTTAATATAATTATCCCCACGGTACGTATTTCTCACCCCCAAAAACGGGGAATATGCGGTTGACGACAGGGGCACGGAAAGAAGAAGGGGAAGCGCTGCGACTAGACACAATGCTCCCCCTTGTATTTCGCTGTGGATGTCACCGCTATCGCTCTCTAGTTTACGTTGTGCTTGGGGCTTTGAAGCCCGCGCACTACTGCTGTTAGTAGGTTAACGTGAAACGTGTGCCGTAGTTAGGCTGCTCATACACAGTGAAGCGAAGTTACAGAAAAAAAACGAGAAAGTCAAGGGGTCAAACACGGTTTTGAATAATCGGTATATTTGCGGTATGGAACTAAGTAAGAACTTTACACTCAAGGAGTTAACCGCTTCAAATACGGCTAAGGCTAGGGGAATCTCTAATGAGCCTGACACCAAGCAATTGGCTGCGTTGCAGTTGCTGGTGGAGAAGGTACTCCAACCATTGAGAGAGGGAATCGATAAGCCCATCAAAGTGAGCAGTGGACTGAGGGTCCCCGCCCTGAATAAGGCCATCGGTGGGTCAGTTACCTCTCAGCACTGTAAAGGGGAGGCGGCTGACATCCAGTTGTCTGGTAAGACGGGTAACGCTAAGTTGTTCAACTACATTAAGGAGAACCTAGTGTTCGACCAGATGATATGGGAGTTCGGTACTAGTGAGAATCCTAATTGGGTACACGTCAGTTACTCAGCCAAGGGTAACCGTGGTGAGATTCTGAAGGCCTATAAGAAGGACGGTAGAACACGTTATATGTCGTACAAGTGATTGCGGTTCGTAGACCAGTGGACCCGAAGGGGCAGAAGGCGGAGGTTCGTCCTGACAACAGGGAGAAACTCGTTAAGTTTGATGTCTCAGGTTATATAAAGAAGAAAAAGAAAAGGAAGTGAGAGTAGCCAGAAAGACCAACCCCGGACTATGGGAGAGGGCTAAAAGCCAAGCGAAGGCTAGGATGGGTGGTAAGCACTCAGCCCGTGCCATGCAGTTGGCTGTCTCTATCTATAAGAAAGCAGGTGGTGGCTACTCAGGGTCTAAGAGCGGTAACTCACTCTCAAAGTGGACGAAGCAGGACTGGGGTACTAAGAGCGGTAAGCCATCAGGGGAGACCGGAGAGAGATACCTACCAAAGAAGGCTATTAAGGCGTTGAGTCCCTCGGAGTACGCAGCCACTACACGTGCGAAGCGTGAAGGGAGCAAGGAAGGAAAGCAATTCGTATCACAACCTAAAAGCATAGCGAATAAGACCGCTAAATACAGAAAATGAAAGCACGCAAGTATAAACACGGTGGGGAGGTAGAGGAGTACAACCCAGAGACAATGGAGATGGCTATGACCCAAGTACGGGCCATGGCTGATAAACTCAAGAGAATCGAGAAATACATGACGGTGGACGTTGACGCATGGGTTGCAAGCAAGATTACCCTCGCTGATGACTACCTAACCGCTGTGGCTGACTACCTACAATACGAAGGAGATGAGAGTTAAGAAGCGCAGCAGTCAAGAATACTATGACGCCAATCCTGAAGCGAAGGCTAAGAAGAAGGCGTACGATAAGGAATACCACTCCACGGAGGAGAGGCGCAAGTATCGTGCTTTTTTGAATAAGAAGAACAGGAAAGCCGGTACGTACGGTAACGGGGACGGTAAGGACTACGACCATGCGGAGGCACGAATGATACTACAAAGAAGAAACAGAGCGAAACACTAATGGGACACCCTGAGCACTTCCAAGACTACTTGTTCCACTACAATCCGTACACGGAGATGTGGGCGGCATTCAAGCGTGAGCACTCGAATGAGTACTTCAATGGGCAAGTGGAGAACGTGGTGTTCTATTTCTCCATTAAGGATTTGGTTAGATACATTGATAGATTAGAAAATGAAGGCTAGTAAGAACAAAGTAATGGTGAAGGCTCCGGCTGGATACCACTGGATGTCAGAAGGAGGGCGCTACTACTTGATGCCCCACAGCGGTGAGTTCGTTCCTCACAAGGGAGCGAGCCTAGAGATGCCATTCAAGGTCAAGACTCAGCATCAAGGTAAATAGCCTCGTCACCTTCTAGTTTCCTATAGAACCGCTGAATAAGCAGGCGGCCCTGCTGTGTCAGTGCGTATCTAGCCTTATATCCTACACCTCCGTCCAGTTTAAGCATCTGACGTGTCTCACTGCTGGCGGAGTTTTTGTTGAAGTATATACCAACGTGCCCAAGTTTCATCAACGGAGATAGCACTATCTCGTAGTTCTTTATCCGGCTCATCATAGAATAGTTCTCACGCAAGTACTCCTCGGTGAAGAACTCAAGGTCGTACATGAAAAACAGAGCGTGAAGCATCAGAGGTGTCAGTTCGTAGTTTTGCCTAGCATCTTTCGTTACGTGACGTAAGTACTTGAGGTAGTTGCGGTTAACGTTACGACTGGGCAGCAGAGAGAACTCCCTGTCCATCCGTCCCTGTGCTCCAGAGCGCTTTGCCATTTGAATTATATTTGCGTTAATTGTAATTGTATAGAAATGGGATTAGACAAAGATAAGTTGGATGAGTTTTATAGAGAGTATTACGACATAGTACAAGACATCAATAGCCTCATCATCAAGTACGGCCTGACGGACGACTGCTTCTCACTTTCAGCGGTAGGTTGGTTCAAGGATGTGGACACGGAAGAGGCATCGCTTGACATGGCTTACCATATTAACGTAGACTCTGAGGACGACCTAGATGAGATTCTAGCGTTCCTGACGGAAGGGTTCCGACAGCAAGACAAGAACGACCCAAGCAAAATCGATTACTGGCTCAAGCGTATGGGCGGGAACGACATAAACTAAATTAAAATGATACGTAAGATTATTATCGGCATCAATCCAAAGGATGCCTTGGCCTACTTCGTGGGCATGAGAGCCGGAGACGGCACGGTGGTAGCCATCGAATTAGATGACAGAGAGTACACCAAATACGGGACTAAGTCATACGACATCTTCATCGAGAGCGAAGAGGGAACCATGAAGTGGAAACGCATTGAGAGTATGCCAGTCATTATTGAGAACGACTGTAGATTCTAATGAAACCGCTATATGATTTCTTAGTATACCTACCTAAGAAGTTCAAGGACACGATTACGGTAGGAGGAACTGAACTTTATCTCGCTAGTAAGTACGATGAGTTCAATAACCGCTATTGCAGTGCGGAGATTGTATCTGTACCGCAGAAGTATGACACGGGAGCGAACCCCGGAGACACCCTGTATTTCCATCACCACGTGGTTCTGGAATCCAAGTATAAGATGGGAAATGACATCTATAGGGTCCTATATGACCCTAATGGTGGATATAACTCCCACGCCTACGCTTATCAAAACAAGATAGGTATACATATGTTGGACGAGTGGGTATTCCTTGAGGCGTACGATACAGACGAGCAGGTATCAGCCTCAGGTCTTGTGATATCAACGGATAAGGCGGCACCGACTACAGGTGTCCTGCTATACGACAGCGTGGCAACCGCAGAACTGGGCATCAAGGCCGGGGACGAGGTGGGTTTCTCCAAGGAGAGTGACTACGCCATGGAGGTTGACGGTAAGAAGGTATGGAGAATGCGCATAAGTGACCTGATGTATGTCAAGAAAGCCTAATTTCAGCACACTAGATGCGGCTCAACGACTGATGAACTCCATGGAGGTCGCCATCAATAATATGATTGAGGAGATTAAGAAGCCCGTGGACCCAGATATTACGGGTTCCGCACGTAAGGCTGAACTCCAATCCGTCAAACAGACGGCAGTAGACGCCCGTGAACTAATCCAAGAGCGTCAGAGGCTTGAAGAAATGGTAAAATCACTGAGTAATAACGGTGAAATCGAGCAGGTTAGTGACTTTTCGGGCGGTTTCGCAGAGAAATTCGCTAAATAATGTCTGGATTAAAGGAAATAAAGGGTTATGACGACTTCGTGGTCAACATATGCGTTGACGATACGGAGGGGGAAGTCATGCTATTGGCTGACATTCCCGTTCAGTTGCCCAAAGTTCCAGAAGATTCAGAGATTCTGTTTCATGACCTCCCGAAAGACAAGCAACACTGGCGCAGACAGGAGATTCCGGCCGACCTAGCCCGTATCCGCTCTATGGACGAGTGGTCGGAGCAGCCGAAGGAGTTTCGTTTGAGATACACGGCCTACATCGAGCGTGAATTCAAGCGCAGACGTGAAGGTGTGTGGTTCTATAACAACGGAGTTCCTACGTATATAACGGGTAGACACTATATGCTCCTGCAATGGAGCCGTATGGACATCGGTTACGCCTCGTATCTGGAGTTCCAAAGGAGACTGTATCTGCACTTCGCAGCGTGCGAGGCGGACCCTAGATGCCTAGGGCAAGTGTACACCAAGTGTAGACGTTCAGGGTACACAAACATCAGCGGGGCAATCTTAACAGATGAAGGTACGCAAGTATCCAATAAGATTTTAGGCATGATGTCTAAGACTGGTAAGGATGCGCAGGAAAATATCTTCATGAAGAAGGTGCTTCCTATGTTCCGCTCCTATCCATTCTTTTTTAAGCCAATTCAGGACGGTACCACTAACCCTCGTATGGAACTCGCCTTCCGTGAGCCAGCGAAACGAATCACGAAGAATAACAAGACCTCCAATGTAGGTGAGGCACTCGATACCATTATTAACTGGAAAAATACTGTAAGCAATGCGTATGACGGTGAAAAACTACACATCTTATACTTGGACGAAGCGGGCAAGTGGGAAAACCCTCTGGATATCACCGAAGTTTGGCGTATCCATCGTACGTGTCTTATCGTGGGCAAGAAGGTTATTGGTAAGGCTCTTATTGGCTCTACGGTAAACCCGCTGGATAAAGGTGGCGCTAACTACCGTAAACTGTATTTTGACTCAGACCCTACTAAAAGAAACGAGAACGGAAGAACAAAGAGTGGTCTATATAGAATCTTCATTCCCGCATACGAGGCACTAGAGGGTTTCTTTGATATCTACGGGAATCCAATAGTTGAAGACCCGGAGAAGCCTACGCTTACTATGGATGGGGACATCACGACCATCGGCGCTAGGACGTATCTAGGCAACGAACGCAGAGCGTTAGGCTCTGACCCTTATGAACTAAACGAAGTTATTCGTCAGTTCCCGTGGACAGAAGACGAGGCATTCCGTGACTCGACCAAGAGTTCTCACTTCAATGTAGGACTTATCTACGAGCAGTTGCAATACAATAGGGAGTTGTATCCTAATCCAGTCATACGTGGAAACTTCATGTGGGCGAACGGAGCACAGGATACGAAGGTTATATGGAACCCTGACGAGAACGGTCGCTGGAGAATATCGTGGTTACCACCTGAGGAGTTCAGGAACAAGAAGCGTGTGGACTACGGCAAGACCTATCCGGGTAACGATAACGTTGGCTGCGGCGGAGTTGACTCCTATGACCTCGACAACACTATGGACGGTAGAGGCTCTAAGGGCGCCTGCCATCTATTCAATAAGTTCAACATGAACTTCCCATCAAATATGTTCGTGGCGGAATACGCTGAACGCCCACCGCTGGCTAGGATATTCTACGAGGACGTACTCATGGCTGCGGTATTTTACGGATATCCACTGCTCATAGAGAACAACAAGTACGGTATCGTAAGATACTTCGAAAGCCGTGGGTATGACGGTTATATAATGGACAGGCCTGAACACCTAAAGGCCCCCGGTTCCACACAGAATGTAAAGACAAAGGGTATCCCATCAAACTCTCAGGACGTTATTCAGGCTCACGCTCAGTCTATTGAGGCGTTCATCCATGAGCACGTTGGAAATAATATAAATACCGGAGACTACGGAAAGATGTATTTCGACAGAACGCTAGAGGACTGGATTGGATACCGTATAGATAATAGAACTAAGTTTGACTTAACCATATCTTCAGGCTTAGCGTTATTAGCAGCGCAGCGTGTCAAGAAGGATACAAGTAAGGCGGATATGTCAGACAAAGTGTTCTTCCGCAGGTACAAAGTTCGCAACTAATTGACTGCCAATAAAATAGGTATATTTGCACATAAACTGGGTCACAAGCAATCCATCTAAATATGGCTAGTAAAGATAACAGATACGGGAATTTCCCCGACCCCTTAGTTCCTGCTCAAGCGAAAGGCGAGAAGAAGTATGGACTGAGATACGCACGTGCCATTGAAAAGCAATGGGGCGGAACCGAGGACAACGGTAGTCTCTTTAAGAAGAGGCTTAAGGAGTTCGAGAAGTCCCGCAACTACGCTAACGGTACGCAAGATACATCAATCTACAAGCAGATTCTAAACTCGCTTGACCCCAACAACGGAGACGGTTCACTCCTTAACATCGACTGGTCTCCTGTACCCATCCTCCCTAAGTTCGTACGCATTGTCGTAAATAAGATTCTCTCTAGAAACCCTTACCCTAACGTGGAGGCTACTGACCCGCTATCCATCACGGAGAAGGAACGCAAGAAGGCTGAGGTTAAGTTCAACGTCAAGAACAAGGAGATGTTGAAAGCCGCAAAGATGGCTGGCATTGACGTAGGCACTGACATTGAGAAGATTCCAGACACCCCAGAGGAGGCTGAGATTTTCTTGGAGGCTAACACAAAGATTACATCAGAGATTGCGGCACAGATTGCCACAAGCCTCACGCTTGACTGGAATGAATTCAATCACACCACGTACAGACGATGCGTGAATGATTTGGTCACTTGCGGTATTGCTGTAACTAAACGTGAGAACGACCCTAACTACGGTATTACGAATAACTACGTAGACCCTGCGTACTTCATTCACTCAGCAACGGAAGACCCCGGAATGAGCGACCTAACGTACGCCGGACATATCCGTAAGATGACCATTCAGGAACTCAAGCGTATCGCCGGAGACGACATCACGGAGGAGCAGTATCAGAAGTTGGCTAAGAGTGTGCAGAATAAGTACACCAACGACCCGGCCAAGATGTACCAGAATCATTACGATTCATCTACTAGCAAGACAGCGTTCGGATACGATGAGTTTATCGTTGAGGTTCTTGACTTTGAGTTCATCTCAGTAGACGACATCTATTACGAATCCAAGGAGTCTCGTTTCGGCAACGTAGGATTCTATTATAAAGGGAATGAGTTTGTTCCCGCACGTGAAAGCGTTTACGACAGAAAGCCATACCGTATGTCCTATGCAACGGTGTACGGAGGTAAGTACATCATCGGAACGGAAATTCTTTTCGATTACGGTTTAAAGAAGAACATCCCAAGAAACGTACACGACATCACCCGTGCTAGACTATCCTACTCTGTGGTGTCAGTCAATATGCGTGGGATGATTCCCAAGTCGTTAGTATCCGGTGTTACGAGTTTTGCCGACCAACTTCAGATTACGCACCTTAAGATTCAACAAGCCATCGCTAAGGCAAAGCCTGACGGTTTGATTATTGACATCGAAGGCCTTGAGAACGTTCAGTTAGGTAAGGGCGGTGAACTACAGCCTCTGGAAATTCAGGATATCTACGAACAGACGGGCGTATTCTACTACCGCTCAAAGAACCCAGAGGGTGGATTCCAGAATCCTCCTGTTAGAGAGATTTCAAACCAGATTCGGAATATCAATGAATTGGTGAGCCTATATAACCACTATCTCCGTATGATTAGAGACGCCACGGGTCTCAACGAGGTGGTAGACGGCTCCACCCCTAAAGGGGATGCGCTAGTAGGTGTGCGTCAGCAGGCTATCGAAGCCTCTAACAACGCTACATACGACATCACGCATTCTGCTATGATTTTGTACAAGAAGGTATGTGAGGACATCGTGAAATGTCTGCAAATCTTACCCACTGACTCAGTAATCTACAGAACGTATGAAAACGCTATTGGTAAATCGAATATGGATGTTCTTTCATCATTCAGAGACCTTCCTATGTATAATTTCGGTGTCCGTGTAGTAGCCGAGATGTCTGACATGGATAAGGCCTACTTAGAGCAGAACATTCAACAGGCCCTCGCTCAGAAGGAGATTGACCTTGAGGATGCTATGGCCGTAAGAAGGCTCAAGGACGTAGACCAGGCGGAACAGTTGCTAGTGGTTAGACGCAAGAAGCGTATCAAGCAGCAACAGGAGATTGCTATGCAAAACTCACAGATGCAGGCGCAGATGAATCAACAGACGGCCGCCGCCACATCTCAAGGCAAGATGCAGGAGATGCAATTAAAGTCTCAGGCTGAATTGCAGAAGATTCAAGCGGAAACCCAATCCAGAGAGTATTTACTTCAAGTGGAGTATAAACTGAAGATGGAACTAGCACGTGTTGAGTCTGAGTCACGTCAGACTACACGTCAAGAAGACATGGCATTCCGTTCAGGACTGGAAGAGAAAAGGGAAATCGCTAAAGATGAGCGTGTAAAGAAACAGGCGGTTGAACAGTCTAAACTGATTAGCCAGCGTCAGGGTCAGCGTGGAGAACTTGAAGACTCTCAAGCCGACCTCTTGAATCAAATTATTGGTAATCAGTAAGTTAGTATCTTTGTAATATGTCACAGAGCATCAACTTAGATATCGCAAAAAGAGTGGACATCACCTGTCGCAAAGGTGATACGTTTTCAATCTCCCTAACGTTTACAGACGAGAACGGAGATGACATGGACGTATCTGCTCACGCCTTTAAAATGGTTGTAAAAGAGACGGACACTTCGGTTGGTGATATTATCGGAGTAAGTGATTTTTCATTCACGGTTGACCCAGCGAATGTTGTTGAAGTTGTATGTCAATATAACGTGATGGAAAACGTTGACGCTGGAGTTTATGTGTATGACCTCCAGAGTAAGGACAGCAACTTAGTTAGGACTTGGATTTATGGTGTTTTTAAAGTAAACGAAGACATTTCCCCAACATGAGCAATATAAACATTGTAGGAGGTGAACAGGTAACGATTGGTGTAAAAAACCAGACGGCATCCGGCATTGCTGTTGTAGACCAACCAACAACAAGTGTCTCCGTAGCGGGACTAGTTGGCGGAAAAGGGGATTCTCATTTTGTTTTTACCCAATCAGTCCCCGAATCTATTTGGGAGATTACTCATAACCTCGCTAAAAAACCATCCGTAACAGTAGTTGACTCAGGTGACTCTGTTGTTGTTGGCGAAGTAGAATATATCAACCTTAACTCTGTACGTTTAACATTTGCTGGAGCCTTTAGCGGTAAAGCATACTTTAACTAATAACGATGGCTATTACTTATCTATCATCCATTAACCTTGGCAAACTGGAAATCCAGAATGCGCGGGTTCACAATTTGGCAAGCGCTCCATCCTCTCCTGTCGCTGGTCAAATCTACTACAACACCAGCGATGACACGTTGTACTTCTACAACGGAACTGGCTGGGTAGACACCAAAGGAGATGTACAAGAAGTAGTTGCTGGAGACGGTCTTACCGGCGGTGGTGGTAGCGGTTCGGTAACACTTAATGTAGGTGCCGGAACAGGTATTACCATTGCTGCCGATGCGGTAGGCCTTGACACTACTCACACTAGAAACGTAGCGCACGACAGCATCACCCTTACTGCTGGTGCTGGTTTGACTGGTGGTGGTGCTATTGACGCATCACGCACGTTTGCTGTAGGTGCTGGTACTGGTATTACGGTTAACGCTGACGACATCCAACTGAAGAATGCTGGGAACTTAACTCAGTACAAGTTGTTGATGTGGGGTGCCAACCAGTTAGAGCAACCAGATATCACTCGCACGGTAGACGTAGGCAACAACGAGACAATCACTTTCGGTGGGGCTGCGGTTGTTATTGCTGGTAACCTTACCGTCAATGGAACTACCACTAGCGTAAACTCTAACGAGGTAAACATCGGTGATTCTATCATCAAGTTAAACTCTGACGAGACTTCTTCAGCTACACAGAATGCAGGTTTTGAAGTTGAGCGTGGTACTGACACTAACGTTTCTTTCATCTGGGATGAAACGAACGACTATTTCTCCACTATTGACCAGTCATTGCATATCGGTACTGTAGACACAATGACTCCTGATGGTACGGACTTCTTCTATATGTATGAGAATGCAACAGGAGAGACTGGTATCATTAAGAAGGCTAACGTCAACACTGTTGCTGACCTATTAGGTGCACCGAAGTGGTTTACACTTGATTCTTCGCAAGATTCTGTCAGTAAAAGCGGAAATGTGTATACGGTCACCCACGACTACAACACGCAACGAATCATGATGGAGGTTATTGACTCTAGCACGTTTGAGACTGTCCACGTTGACATGGCTCGCCCTAGCACTAGCACAGTAACTGTTTCTTTTGCAAATAGCGTTAGTGAGGGTGATTATATTGTTATTCTTTCAGCCGCTAAACTTAATGGAGATAGTTTGGTTTATGAAGGCTTGACTCAGTCACCTTGATATAGTTAATACCACTACATATGGAGGGGGCGGGCTAATACCTAGCCCCCTTCTTTTTTTGTATTTTTGACAATCAGTAGATTAGTAAGATATGTCTCAAAAGTTTCTAAGTCCAGTAGCGTTAACGGGAATCACGGATGGTTCCATTTTGAAAGTCAATTCTAGCGGTGTTATTGTCGCTGCTGTAGATGGAACGGATTACAATACTGGAGGTAGCCAATGGACCACTAGTGGCAATGATATTTATTACACTACTGGGAGTGTAGGTATTGGAGAGACATCCCCCGATGGACTCCTTCACATCAAAGGTTCTGCTCAGGCTACTGAATTCTACATTGAGTCTAGCACTGGAACCACTTCCACATCTGGTGCTATCAAGATTGCACAGAACAACCGCAGCGCAGAAAACTTTGCAGGAGAGATGGTTTTCTACGTTCAGGATAACAACGTAGGAGGCACATACTGGAGAGAGGCGATGACTATTATCAATAGTGGTAATGTAGGCATCGGTAACTCTTCCCCCGGAAGTAATAGACTCAAGGTTACGGGTGCTGCGGAGATTACGGGTGCTGTTACCCTTTCAAACTTTGGTGCAGGATTGCTTAAGACTAATTCAAGCGGCACAGTGTCTCTTGATACCAATACGTACCTAACCACATCCACTGCTTCTACCACGTATCTGCCGCTCACTGGCGGAACGGTGGCGAACGGCAACAACGCTTCTCCCCTTACCATCGGAAGAACTTCAGCCTCATCACTTCAGGTTGGGGTTAAGTTTAGCGCCGATGATGGAGAATCAGCACCGTCTGAAGTTTACTTCGGGATGGGCACTGACGGTAATCCATACTGGGCGTCTACGGCTAACTTAACCGCAGGAAGTGAAATATGGCACGCAGGGAATGATGGCGCCTCAAGCGGTTTAGATGCAGATTTGCTTGACGGAAACCACGCTTCTGCGTTTGCAAGTAGTGCAACATTCCAAACGTTTGGAACAGGAAGTAGAGGATGGATGATGCCTGATTATGGAGGTAATACTTCCAACTTCCTTCGGATGTATTATGA